GTTTGTGTATCCTGATGCGCATGCGAAAGGCGGAGTGGATAATCACACTTTACAGATAGACAAATCATTCGAGGGTATGTATGCGTTGTTTTCAAATGATCTCTCGCATACAGTTTATCCATTTTATACAAGCGATGATTGGCGAATATCTCTTTCTGGCAACTTGACTGTTAGAGATGAGAATGACGATGTTATAAGATATGTTGGGAGGTATCATGATTGAAATAAAAGATAGTGACGGTCAACTTTTGCATATGGTTTATAGACTTTCTGACCTTGAGGGTGCCGAAAGAGACGAAGTTATTGAGCCAAACAATTTTCTACAACTTGCTGCCCTGAATATGAAGGAAGGAAAAACATTTCGACCTCATAAACATATTTGGAAAGAGGGAGAAGAAAAAGTTATAGCACAAGAATCTTGGGTGGTCATAAAGGGAAAAGTCAAGGTTTCATATTTCAATGAGCTTGGTTATCCTGTGCAGGAAGAAGTGCTTGATCCTGGTGATGTATCGATAACACTTCATGGTGGTCATACATATACTGTTCTTGAAGATGCGTTGGTGTATGAATATAAAACTGGTCCATACACTGGTCAGGAAAATGATAAGATATTTTTGAGTGAGTTAGAGTATCATCTATGAACGTGACTATCCGAGGTGGCATAGGAACTCAGGTTCTTGGCTTTGTTATCAATCTAGCAAGATACGGAGATAAGATAACATCAGTTTCTTATAACACTGGTGATTATCCTGCTGAGCAAAGAAGAATAATGAAAGCTGGTTCGGTTCAGGAGTACATAGACAAATGTCTCGATGTTTTGTTTCCTGTAGAATATAACAATGTGCCGAATGGCAAAACTGTTTTGAATGATGAATCTATAGAATTTGCGTTGAAAAATATCACAAGGGCAATATTTCTAGCAGGACCAAAAAGGACTGATGGTTTTTTAGATCCTGTGCTGCATGTGCGTAAGCACGATTACGATACATTATCGGATGAACAATATTCGAATTTGATATCTAAATACAAGTGCAAAAATATAGTCACAGACAGCGTAGAATATTGTAAGCAGTTTGGTTTGAAATATACAGAAGATCCTGAAGATACCATTGGTGATTGGTTAAAGCTGGCAAACTCAGATACAACTTGTGTTGGTCCATTTTCTACTTTCACTTTGATGGCTGCATATTTTAACCCAAACCTTCAGTTGAAAGTTGTTGAACCTCAAGAAGCTAATGGTCATGTTTGGGGTGGCAATGCACGCATTGATTCGGGGAAGAGGCATCTTGCACTATTTGTGAAACATTTATCTAATGTGAGTTATGCATGAAAATACTATTATTCTTAGGAGCGGGATGCCCCTTTTGTACAGAAGTCCATAAACATTTGAGCAATAAGGGTCATGACCTAACATATGACTGGGCGAATAAGCGTGGGCAAAAAGTATCAGATGCTGCTCTCAAGTGGGAAGGTGATCTAATCATTTCTTTCCTGAACTACACCATTCTTCCAAAAGAGATATTGAAAAAAGCACCTGCGATAAACTTTCACCCTGGACCACCAGAGCATCCAGGAAGTGGTTGTATGAGCTGGGGGTTATACTCAGGACAAAAGATTTATGGCGTCACTGTCCATGAGGTAAATGAAGAAGTCGACGGTGGTAAGATTTTGAAGGTTCGGCGATTTGATATTTCTGATTGTAAGTCAAGAGAAGAACTCGAGCATAGAGCTAAAACTGAGTTGCTGACACTTTTCTATGAGTATACAGAATACAGTGAGTGGCCACGCAAAGCAAGAAAGATTAGTGAGATTGATGAGGTTTCGGAAATTGATAAGAATGAAAGCCGAGATGAAATTAATAAAAAGATCAGAGCATTTCATACAGAAAAGAATCCAGTTTATGTAATGATTGATGGTAAGAGGTTTGAGTATGTTCCAGAAAGTAACTGAGTTTGAAGAAAGAATTGCTGAGTTTTTTGGTGCACCATATGCAGTTGCAGTAGATTCATGCACTCATGGTGTTGAACTTTGCCTGAGGTATAAACAATCAAAGAAAATGGTTGTTCCGACAAGAACATACCTATCGATTGCATTCCTAGCAAAAAAACTCGGTATCCCACTAGAATGGTCGAGTGAAGAATGGACTGATTACTACGAGATCGCAGATAAGATTTACGATGCTGCAGTTTTATGGAAGCGGGATAGTTATGTTCCAGGAACTATGATGTCGATTAGTTTTCAGTTCCAAAAACATCTCAGTCTCGGAAGAGGTGGTATGATATTGCTTGACGATAAGGAATCGCACGATGCATTAATTCATATGAGTTATGACGGTCGTGATAGGGATACACCTTGGCGTGATCAAAACATAAAGACATATGGTTATCACTATTACATGACGCCTGAAACTGCGTTGCTTGGGATAGAAAGATTGGAAGACGCTATAAATAGAAAGCCAAAACAGTGGGTGATAAGTGATTGGCCAGATATATCATTAATGGAGGTGTTTCGTAATGACTAAAGCATTGATCACAGGTATCAGTGGACAAGATGGAAGTTATCTAACAGAGTATCTATTAGAACTAGGATACGATGTCTATGGTATTGTTCGCCGCCATAGTGTTGCGGAAAACCAAAGCGCAAGGTTGGTTGACACCAATCATAAGATCAAAACATTTTATGGTGACCTGACCGATGAACTTTCACTGTATCGTATCGTAGAGGAAGTAAAGCCTGACGAAGTTTACAATCTTGCTGCTATGAGCCATGTTCGGATCAGCACTGATATGCCAGCTTTCACGATAAAAACCAACTCGCTAGGTGTTCTGAATATGTTAGAGGTGGTACGAACTATCGTGCCGAATGCAAAGTTTTATCAAGCATCATCGAGTGAAATGTTTGGTAACTCTATCGAACCTGGAGGGATGCAAACTCTAACGACTCCGATGCATCCTGTCAGCCCATACGGTTGTTCAAAGGTATTGGCATACAACTTGGTTCGGCATTATCGCAATGGTTTCAAGATGCATGCTTGTAATGGTATCTTGTTCAATCACGAGTCACCTCGTCGAGGAACGAACTTTGTGACGAATAAGGTTGTGAAAACTGCAGTTCAGATTAAGAAGGGAGTTGTAGACCAGCTCGAACTTGGAAATATGGATAGCTGTCGTGACTGGGGTCACAGTTATGATTACGTTCGAGGAATGCATAAGATAATTAATCACGAGGTTCCAGATGACTTCATCATCGCTACTGGCGACACTTACTCTGTTCGAGATATGTGCGATCATGTTTTTGCTCGTCTCGATATGGATTATAAAGACTATGTGGTGCAAAATCCGAAATATATGCGACCGGAAGAATTGAAGTATCTTCGAGGCGATTCATCTAAGATTCGCAAAACTTTGGGCTGGGAGCCAACTTACACGTTTGCCTCTATGTTAGATGAAATGATTGAATATTGGATGGAGCGACTATGATTGTAACAAAGGTATCCGACCTCAGAGTGAAGTCTGAAAGATTTGATTTTGAAACAGAAAACGCAACCGAGCTCTATGAAAAGCTGCGGGATGCTATGTGCGAAAGTAATGGAATAGGATTATCAGCAATCCAATTAGGAATACCAAAAAGAGTTTTCGTTATTGGAAATCCAGATTCACCTGATGAGGTTATGCCGTTCTTCAATCCAAGTATAGTTGATGTATTTGGTGATAATGTTAAACTAGATGAAGGGTGTTTATCTTTTCCAGGACTGTTCTTGAAAATATCTAGACCTGATTGCTGTCGTGTACGTTATGCGAATATTAATGGAGACATTGAAACTAACCAATTTCGTGGTATCACATCCCGTGCTATACAGCATGAATATGACCATTTAGACGGAATTTTGTACACGAAACGCACAACCAGCCTATATCTAGACCGTGCACGCAGAAAACAGAAAAAAATGAACCGTATGCGAAAAAAAATTGCATAAGTCCCTTTACATATGACATAAGGTATGATAGACTGGTTATATTGAATGAGGAGAGAAATATGACTAAGTTCGACAACAAACGGTTCGAGTACAACGGCGAACACCTGTTTTATCGAGCTCCTGGTGAAGAGCTCAAGCAGTTCGTTGCTCGGTTCAAGTATGGCGGCATGGTCGCCTTCAAGAAGTTCCTTCGTGAGAACTTCACTGTCGAGGAGTACTTCGACCTTCTGAATTCGGGTCTGCCTCCTCTGAAGGTTCTCGAGACCAAGGGTTATGTAAGTCCCAACGTTGCAAAAATCCTCAAGCTGCGTGGTTATCCCATGACTCTCGAAGGTATGAATAAAATGATCGATGATGACATTGCCCGGAGGGCAGCATAACTCCCTTTACAATTCATAAGACCTGTGATACAATGGGTAAATGATGAGAGAGAGATACATGACTGATACTATCAAACCGACCAACAGCAATTCATTAGAAAAACTTGCAAGCCTCCTTGCTACCGAAGATCTTGTTGTAGAACATGCTAATGTTCCGACAGCTTCGTTCGACCTCAAGACCCGCAAGGTCGTTCTCCCGATGTGGGGGGAAATGAGCAAGACTCTATACCACATGTTGGTCCTCCACGAAATCAGTCATGCCCTCAATACTCCTTGGGATGAGTTCAAGGAAATCGTTGACAACGACGTGCCAGACCTGAAAGATTATGTCAACGTCATTGAAGATGCTCGCATCGAGCGCAAGATCAAAATTAAGTATCCTGGATCTCGTCGCGACTTCACTGAAGGATATAACGATCTTCACGGACGAGACTTCTTTGGGTGTGAAACTCGTGATCCCAACAGCTTGAACTTGATTGATCGTATCAATCTGTTCTACAAGCTGGGCACTCGTATCAGTGTCGAGTTCACCGAGGAAGAGCAGCGGTATGTTGATGCTGTTGGCAAAACTACGACTTTCTCTGATGTTGTTTCTTTAGCAAAAGAACTATATGGGTTTGCTAAAGAACAGGCTGAAACTTCTCAAGATCATGATCCTGAAGATGAGAATTTTTACACATACGGTCAAGATGAATTTGGCGAAGCTGAAGAGTATGGTGAAGAAGGAGATGATGACAGCAATGAGGAAGGGAATGTAACCACTGAAACAATTGATTCCAATAAAGAATCGGTTAGAGGTTTCGGCTCGGATAGACATGAAGGTGGTCGTGGTTTGGCTGCTTCGACCGTGAGTGAGTTTGAGCGGAATATGTCTGAAAAGATGATCGATGCAGATGATAAGAGAATTCCTGAGTATTTTGATCTCAATTTATCAGACCTAGACTATTCTGATGTTGTTGTTGATAATAAAACCTTCGTGTCCAAATACGCCAACAGAAACCTAGATAAAGGTGATCGTCTTGTTCTTTGGAACTGGTTCCTGAAGAAAAACAAAAACAGTGTGAACTATCTCGTCAAAGAATTCGAGATGAAAAAAGCTGCAGATATGTATGCTCGCGCTAAGAGTGACAAGACTGGTAAAGTAGATCCAAACAAACTTCACAACTACAAGTTCAGCGAAGATATCTTCTTGCGCAACACCGTTCTCCCTGGTTCTAAAAACCATGGGCTGATGATGCTTGTTGATTTGTCTGGTTCTATGTCAGAAAACTTCTTCGGTTCGATGCAACAGCTGATCAATTTGGTTATGTTTTGCCGAAGGGTTGGTATCGCCCATCGCGTGTACGGATTTACAGATTGCTGGGAAAAACAGGGTGCCTATGCCTTACAAACCCCACCAAATACATCACCCTGGCTTACTTCTATCGACACTCACGGGTTTCGGATTGATCGTGATTTCAAACTGATTGAGTTCTTCCACGAAAAAATGAATAATCAGGAATTCACGTTCACTTCCCAACGGTTGCTAGAAGCTGGGTTTGCTCATGAGTTTTATTGGAGTACACGCAAAGGTCCTGCAGAATTGAGTGGTATTCATATTCCTGCCGATCACGTTATTCATTTGGGAGGAACACCTCTAAATGCAGCTCTTGCATATATGCGCAACATGATTCGTGACTTCAGGAAACAAACCAATTCACAGATCGTAAACTTTGTTTGTGTCACCGATGGTGGTTCAAACGCCCTCGGCGCGAAGTGGGGTATCGCTAGAGATAAAGAAACGAGGCTTCAGGGTTACTTTACGAGGCACAGCGACCAAACTAAACTTTTGCTTTCTATTCTGAAAAAAACATGCGGTGTTCACGCAATCAACTTCTTTATTGCAAATTCACGTCCTTTTTCTTTGTACAGTGAATCTTATAATGTGATAACGAAGTATAGGAAAGAAAAAAATGTCACAACTCATAATTGGTTAGGGTTTGATGATGTACACACTATTTGGGGTGGAAAGAAACTTCATGGCGATGAAGTATCCATCGATGATGCTAAGTATATCAAAAAGCATACACTGGCTCGTACGATGATCAAGATGGGAAACAGTCGCCGTTCTTCCCGCATCGTCCTGAGTAAGTTTATTGATCGAATCGCTGCATAAAAAAAATACAAAACTCAGTTTACAATTCGGTCATTGTGTGATACAATGTAAATATGATGAGAAGAGGAGATTATATCATGGAATTCACAAGTGAACAAACCGAGTTTATCACTCGTGTTAAGGAGTGCCTTGGCACCGAACAGCTCACAAACAAGCAGGTCATTGATCTTGCTGCCGAGCTTGAGATGGAACTTCCACATTGGATCTTCAAGAAGTTTTTCGTGAAGGCTGGTCGCGGCAAATGGTCTTTCCCATCGAGTGAAATTGACATGGCAGCTCAAATTATTCCTATCCGTGAGGAGAAAACGGTGCAGTCAAAGTTCGACCCAAACGCCGTCTCTGAGTTCGAGTATGCTCAGGTCCCTGATAAAGATTCATCGTATGTTCCATTCGGTGAGTTCAAGGACATTGAGAATATTGTTCGGTCTCAGCAGTTCTTTCCGATATTCATTTCAGGATTATCGGGGAACGGTAAGACGTTCATGGTTGAACAGGCTTGCTCTCGAGCAAAGCGTCCGATGGTTCGCGTTCAAATGTCTCGTGAAACTGACGAGGATGATTTGATTGGCGGCTTCCGTCTGGTCAACGGCGAAACCAAGTTCATGAAGGGTCCAGTCCTTCGTGCGATGGAACTTGGTGCCGTGCTTTTGATCGATGAAGCAGATCGTGCTGACCCTGGTAAAGTCATGTGCTTACAGGGTGTGCTCGAGGGCAAGCCATACTATGCTAAGAAAACAGGTGAAGTGATCAAACCTGCACCTGGTTTCAATGTGATCGTAACTGCTAACACCAAGGGCAAAGGCTCTGATGATGGTCGTTACATTTCAGCGACGATTCTTGATGAAGCGTGGCTTGAGCGGTTCCCGATCACTATCGAGCAGGACTTCCCTTCGGAAGCAATCGAGAAACGCATTCTCAGGAAGCACGATCTTGAAGATGACTTTATCAACCACCTTGTGATGTGGGCTGCTGTCATTCGCAAGACTTTCTTCGAGGGTGCTATTGACGAGATCATTTCGACTCGTCGCTTGGTTCACATCGCAAAAACATTCAAGATCTTCAACGATCGCGAACGTGCTATCACTTTGTGTGTGAACCGTTATGACGAGGAAACTAAAACTGCTTTCCTCGACCTATATGCCAAAGTTGATCCGACTATTGCTCCGGAAGAAACTTTGGATCCCGAGACTCTGCCTAATCCTCTTCGCGAGGGTTTGGAGAGTGAAGCCCAGGACGGTGAAGAGATACCGTTCTAATTTTATCAACTTGTAAAAGGTGAAAAACATGACTAAGACTGATCGTGTCCTCGAAGCCCTGATGGGTGGAGAAGAACTTACTGCGAAGCAGATTAAGGCTCGCTTCTCAGTTGCTAATCCTGCTGAGCTGGTTCGCCAGCTTCGGTTCAAAGGGTTTGCTGTTTATTCGAATGTTCGGACGAACAGCAAGGGTGAGGCGAAGAGTTTCTATCGTCTCGGCACACCCAGCCGTGCAGTAGTTGCTGCTGGCTATCGTGCGCTTGCTCAGGCAGCTTAAATCTGAGCATTTCTATCTCTCCTCTCTACTCGGTCGGGGAATTAATTTTCCCCGACCACTCTTTCCCTTTACAAATTGGGAACTATATAGTAGAGTGAGTGAGTTGTTTAATATGGAGGGATCATGGCAATTCAAGTTGATGTAAGTATCGAAGATCTAAGAAGGCGAAAGATCTTCATTGCGACGCCGATGTATGGTGGTGCTTGCGGTGGGCAATATTGTAAGTCTATTGCTGACCTGATGTCACTGGCAACACAGTATGGCATGCAGGTCAATTTATTTTTTCTATACAACGAAAGTCTAATCACACGAGCAAGGAACTATCTTGTTGATGAGTTTCTTCGCAGTGATTGTACTCACATGGTTTTTATTGATTCAGATATTGGGTTTGATCCGAACGATGTGATCGCTCTAACTGTTATGTCTGGGTTTGAAGGTGAAGAAAACGATCGCGAAATAGTATGCGGTCCATATCCTAAGAAGTGCATTGCTTGGGAAAAGATCAAGCGTGCAGTTGACAAAGGTTTCGCAGATGAAAATCCAAACAAGCTCGAAAAGTTTGTTGGCGATTATGTTTTCAATCCTGTTGGCGGTCAAACAGAAATACGTCTTGACGAACCAGTTGAAGTGCTAGAAGGTGGCACTGGTTTTATGTGCGTTCGTCGCAGTGCTTTTGACAAATTCAAAGAGGCATATCCTGAGTACAGCTATCTCCCAGATCATGCTCGCACCAAAAACTTTGATGGATCTCGCGAGATCATGATGTACTTTCAGGCTCTGATTGATCCAGATTCTAAGAGGTATCTTTCAGAGGATTATATGTTTTGTCAGTGGGCACGCAAAATAGATATCAAAGTATGGATGTGCCCATGGATGAAACTTGAACACACTGGCACTTATGTGTTTGGTGGCTCCCTAATTGATCTTGCTCAGATTGGTGCAACCGCAACGGTTGATCCGAGCATGATTGGTAAAGATCTTGGATAAAGGAGAATATATTATGAAGATCTCAAAAGAAACCAGTGAAGTCCTGAAGAACTTTGCGGCAATCAATATGTCGCTGTTGTTCAAGCAAGGCAAAACGCTACGAACTGTTTCACCACAAAAGAGTGTGCTTGCTCAGGTGAATGTACCAGAGGATTTTCCTCAGCAGTTTGCAATCTTTGATATGAATCAATTCCTTTCGACGTTTCAGGCATTTGAGGATCCGGATATCAACTTCGGCGAAAAGAGTCTGTCTATCAGTAATGGTTCGGGTGGTACTGCGCATCTAACTTATGCTGCTCCGGAAAATATCATTGCGCCACCTGACAAGGATATTACACTTCCCTCCGTCGAAGTTTCTATGAAGGTAGAGGAAAAGGCGATGTCGAGCGCATTGAAGATGGCTGGTATCCTAGATCTTCCTGAAGTTGCTTTGGTTGGTCGCGACGGTGTTGCGTATCTAACTGCTGTAGACTCTCGCAACCAAGGATCAAACCGATTTGAGATGCCTGTCGGTGATACCACTAACAAGTTTATGATGATTTTCAAAGTCGAAAATCTCAAGATTCTTCCTCGGGACTACAACGTAGATATCTCAGCCAAAGGTATTTCACATTGGAAGACCGAGTCGGGTGATATTCAGTACTGGATTGCGACGGAGACTTCCTCTAAATTTGAATCCTAATCTGAAACTTTATATTATGGTGATTTGTGATGCGTGAAGATTTTCTGTGGGTTGAGAGGTACAGACCGAGTAAAATTTCTGATTGTGTTCTTCCTAAAAGTCTGAAAGATACATTTCAGAAGTTTGTTGATGACAAGAACGTGCCCAATCTTCTCCTTTCTGGTGGTGCGGGCATCGGCAAAACAACTGTGGCTCGTGCCATGCTTGATGAGCTCGATGCTGATTCTATTATCATCAATGGCTCGATGAATGGAAATATTGATACACTGAGACACGACATTCGTAACTTTGCTGGTACAGTGTCGTTCACTCAGGGTAGGAAGTATGTCATTCTCGATGAGGCTGATTATCTCAACCCCAACTCAACCCAGCCAGCTCTCCGAAACTTTATGGAGGAGTTTTCTAACAACTGTGGCTTCATTCTAACCTGCAACTTTAAAAATCGCATAATCTCTCCTCTTCATTCGCGATGTTCAGTTGTTGATTTCAAAATCACAGGGAAAGAAAAAGCCAAGCTGGCTGGGACCTTTTTGGAACGTGCTTGTTGGATTCTTGATCAGGAAGGTGTATCATACGATAAGCAGGTTGTCGCTGAAGTTCTTATGAAATACTTCCCGGACTGGCGTCGTGTGTTGAACGAGCTTCAGCGATATGGTTCTACAGGAAACATTGACTCTGGTATCCTTGCTCATGTTAGTGATGTAGATATCACAGGTTTGGTCGATGCTTTGCGTAACAAAGATTTCAAAACTATGCGCAAGTGGGTCGGCTCAAACAGTGAGCAGGATGTCAATGTTCTTTTCCGCAAGCTGTATGATTCGGCTCATGACTTTCTTGAGCAGGGTAGTATCCCGCAAATCGTTCTTATCCTTGCAGACTATCAATACAAGTCTGCGTTTGTTGTGGATCAAGAAATAAATCTAGCAGCGTGCTTCACGCAAATCATGGTAGATTGTGAGTTTAGTAAATGACAAAATATTATATTGATGATGATGATTCTGAGTTTGTTAAATATGTTACAATGCGAACTGAGGAAATAATTAAAAATGGTCAAGCCCATGGTAGATCTTATCAAACGGTCTACGAAAATGTCGCCCAAGGAACTGCCTGGGAATTAAAATTTTGCGAAATTACAGGCGCGGAACTTAATACACAGCCTTTCGATGTCACAAACAGAGAATCATACGCATGGGATTGTAAGAGACCCAATGGTAAGACAACTGGTTGTAAGACTTATGGATATTTTCCTAGCAAATATGCGAATTTCAATTTAGGAAAATATGACTGGAAAGAAATTAGTCGTCATCCCAAGATGGATACAGATTTTAATAATATTGACTTGATAGGTTCGCTTTCCTTTGCTACTGTGCAGCACATCATGCGTAGATATGAAGTTACACCTTTATGGGAAATCGACACTAACGAGTTTTTTCAAAAAAGTCGACCATCTAGAAGAATAGTAGCTGGTGGTTCTACTAATTATGTTCCTATCTACCAACTCAAAAATATAGTGCATTTCTGATGAAAACCGATAAGGTGAAAGAAATGAGTAGTCCGTTTGATTATGTAAATGCTGTCACCTTTTCTAAGAAAGATATGATGCGTGGCACAGACAATGACGAGTTGGCTGAAAAGTCATATGAGCCATTCCTAACTAATCGTTCGCTTTCGTATCACATTGATTGTGTTCCGTATGCAAATGAAATGAACCGCTATCCTGATCTCGACAAGCTATTACAGTTCGACTTTTTTATAAATACTCTTAGACCAATGAAGCGTTTTGCTAAGTGGGTAAAGCCTGTACAAAATGAAGACTTGGAATCTGTGATGGAATATTATAGTTACAGTCGAGTGAAAGCCGAAACTGCCCTCTCTGTTCTCACTCAAGATCAACTTGAACTGATTAAACAGAAATTGATAAAGGGTGGTAGAGATGGTAAATTTGGATGAAATGGTTGAGGTCGCTCTAAAACAAGACGAAGATTTTCTTAAGGTTCGAGAAACTCTCACACGTATTGGTATCGCTTCCCGCAAACACAGGAAACTATATCAGTCCTGCCATATCCTACACAAACAAAAAAGATATTTCATAGTGCACTTCAAAGAGCTGTTCGCACTTGATGGCAAGCCATCTAACTTTTCTGAAGATGATGAAGCACGAAGAAACACCATAGCAAACTTGCTAGATCAGTGGGGATTGGTGACTTTATTGAATCGTGATTTGGTTGAGCGTAATATGGCTCCCATATCACATGTGAAGATTCTTTCTCACAAAGAGAAAGATGAGTGGATCCTGGAATCGAAATATAACATAGGGAAGAAGCGTGACTAACTTTAATGATGTTGGAAATTTTATGATTGCCTTCGGGCAGGAAGTAAAGAGTAAACCAGAGTTTCCAAATAGTGACATAGTTAAACTTCGGGTTGATCTTATTGATGAAGAGCTTCGTGAATTACAAGAAGCATGCGAAACAAAAGATATGGTTGAGGTTGCTGATGCCCTATCTGATTTGTTGTATGTTGTATATGGTGCTGGCCATGCTTTCGGAATAGATTTAGACCGAACGTTCGAAGAAGTTCATCGTAGCAATATGAGTAAACTTGGTGAGGACGGCAAACCTATCTATCGTGAAGATGGTAAAGTCCTCAAGGGTCCGAATTTTAAATTACCAAATCTCAAAAAAATTATTGATAGTTCCCTTTAAATTGATCAAGAAGTAATATATACTGTATGTGTGATGCCGAATGGGTCACACTTAACATTCTTGCTTAATAGGAGGATAACATGGTTATCAATACAAACGCACTCACACCCTTTGACATTAATCGTCTCACCCCATATGCGGTCGGCTTTGATCGGATGTTTGATCGACTCTGCGATTATGCCCAACACCAAACACAATCGACAGGGTTCCCACCTTACAACATTCGCAAAGTGGATGACACTAATTTTTCCATCGACCTTGCTGTAGCTGGACTTTCAGAAAAAGATCTGGAAGTTGAAGTTTCTGATGGCGTGATCACTGTTCGTTCCACCTATGAGGGGATCGACGTGGAAGGTGCTGGGTCATTCCTGCATAAAGGAATGTCGTTCAAGAAGTTCACCCGCAAATTCACAATCGCGGATGACATCATCGTTAAAGGTGCCGAAATGAAAAACGGCATGCTCACGATTGATCTTGAGCGAGTCGTACCAGAAGAAAAGAAGCCTCGCATCATACCCATTAATGGGAAAGCCAATGGTGGCGAAAACAAGAGCGAAGCTGAGTTTCTTGCTGAGTAACGAGGGGGGGGCGCAACGCCCCCCCATTTACTTTTAACGATTGGAGCATATTAATGGATATTCAGAAACTCAGGGAACAACTAGAAATCGACGAGGGGGTCGTTCATGAAATATACAACGATCATCTCGGTTATCCTACTTTTGGGATTGGCCACCTTATTACCGAAAACGATCCCGAGCATGGTTCCCCCATCGGGACCGCAGTGGAAAACGATCGAGTCATTGAAGCCTTCGAGCAGGATGTCCAAACAGTATTGTCTGAATGCGCCGTCCTTTATCCAAACTTCGACAGCTTGCCAGAAGAGGCTCAGCAAATAATTGCGAACATGATGTTCAATCTTGGTCGTCCACGTTTGTCTGCATTCAAAGGCATGAAAGCTGGTGTTGACGCTGAGGATTGGAATCGTGCAGCTGATGAAATGGTCGACTCACGTTGGTATCGTCAAGTCGGTGCTCGGGCTGAAAGATTAGTGGAGCGGATGCGCAACATCTAATATGTGGGAATATTGGTGCAAAGCAATAGGGTCTAAAGCATATGACGATAAGAACAAAGCTGACAGAGTTGCAATTATTCGCACTGGGTGGGTGGTGCTTCATATTGTTACTTGCCTTGCTATTATTCTAAATGCCATTGCAAATCATGGATGGGGGCTGATTGGATTATGACTGCTAACACAGCACCGGGACCAGTTCAAAATTTGGAAGGGTAGGGGATAAGTTTTTTATTACACTTTCAAGTCAATTTAAAAACAGTCACTATATAATGGAAAACTGGGGGAACGTGAATGACTGATCTACCAT